AAGGAAAGATTGATCAACTAGATGGAATTCAACAAACAGGAGAATCATATATGATTACCTTGTTAGAAATGCATGTGGATTTAGATTTAGAAGGATATGAAAATAAAGATTCTTCAGGAGAGCCAACAGGAATTAAGCTGCCATACATTGTAACGCTTGATGAACAATCAGGTAAAGTTTTATCTATTCGCCGTAATTATGAAGAGGGCGATGAACTCTTTAAGAAGAAACAATATTTTGTTCACTTTAAATTTTTACCGGGATTAGGATTTTATGGATTTGGATTAATTCATTTAATTGGTGGTTTATCACGAACAGCGACACAAGCTCTTCGTCAATTGATTGATGCTGGAACTTTATCTAATCTTCCTGCAGGTTTCAAGACACGCGGTCTACGGATCGCCGACAATGATAGTCCGTTACAACCAGGAGAATTTAGAGATGTAGATGCTCCTAGTGGGGCTATTAGGGAGGGTTTAATGCCACTTCCTTACAAAGAACCTTCTACCACATTATTTAATTTATTAGGATTTGTTGTACAAGCAGGTCAACGCTTTGCTCAAGTAGCCGACATGCAAGTTGGTGATGCAAATCAAGGAGCACCTGTTGGAACGACTATTGCATTGCTTGAACGTGGTTCACGTATCATGAGTAGTATTCACAAAAGAATGTATTACTCTATGCAAAAAGAATTTAAGTTATTAGCTAATGTTATTCAATCATATCTTCCACCTGAATACCCATACGCGGTTGTTGGTGGTGATAGACAAATTAAACAAACTGATTTTGACGAACGTGTTGATATTATTCCTATTGCTGATCCTAATATTTTTTCTATGGCTCAACGTATTCAATTGGCACAAACACAATTACAACTTGCTACAAGTGCACCACAATTACATAATGTAAAAGAAGCTTATGTTCGTATGTATGAGGCACTTGGGGTTAAAGATATTGACAAAATTATGAAGTTAGAAAAACCTGAACCAATGAGCCCAACACAAGAAAATCAAAAATTAATTGATCAAGACAAAATTGAGGCATACGAAGGACAAAATCATGATGCTCATATTCAAGCTCATATTTCTTTTGGTCTTTCTCCTATTGCCCAAATGATGCCACAAATTGCTGTTGATTTAAGTAAACACATTTTAGAACATGTTACATTAAAGGCAAAAGAAGCTGTAGCTATGCAGATTGAACAAGCTGAACAACAAATGGGACAAGCAGCAGAAGGAGTGGATTTAGAACAAATGACTCAATCACAAATTGCTACTCTAGAAGCACAATTCTTAGCCGAAACACAACAACTTCAAGGTCAAATGAGTGGGGAGGGACAACCTGATCCAGTAGTTCAATTAAAACAACAAGAACTACAACAACGTGCTATGAATGATCAAGCAAAGCTTCAATTTGATCAGACTAAACTTGGTTTTGAGCAACAAAAATTACAACAAAAGGATGAAATAGATAGAGCCCGAATTGACTCTCAAGAAGATATTGCTCAATTAAGAGCTAATGTTAATTTGAAGAAATTTAAAGAAAATGCAAAGGGACCAGGATTTCAGTATATAAAAAATGGTGGATAATAAAATTATTAGTGCACAACAGCTATTTGATATTTATTTAAAAAGTTTAGATGAATATATTAGCAAAAATATAAATAGTCAGGAATGTGCTCTCATTATGGCAGAAGCATTAATTGTAAAAGTAAAAGAATTATTTGCTGGAAAAGGATATCCTGAAGACCAGGCTTTACTATTTGTAGAACATGCTTTACAAGAATTAGATGAAAACAAACCAACAATACATTGAGGTAAAAAATGGTAAAATATTATAATGGGAAATTATATCCAAATGCAAAAATGACTGTTTCCAATGATCTAAATCCTTATGCAGGGCCTACAGTAAATAAAGCTTATGCTCCCTCTACAGCAGCATTAAGAGTTCAAGGACCAACCAAAATAGATAATTTAGGTAGTGGCCCAAAAGGACAACGTAGTAAAATGCAAATTAAAAAAGTTCCATTTAAAGGGTTAAAATAGTGGAATGTAAGAATTGTGGGCATGGCTGTCATTGTAGTAATGGCGGTTCTTGTCAATCATGTGATTGCAAAAATTGTGAACATACTGTAGATTAACAATCTTAAAAAAGGAGGTTATATGAACTTACTTAAAGATTTATGGTCACACTTAAAAGAATGGTCGGACTGGAAAATGAAGGACTGGATTAAAGCTGCTATTGTAGCAATTATTGTCTTGTTTATTGTTTCTAAAATGATTGGTGGGGGCGCATAATATGTTAAATCTTATTGGCAGTTTATTAGGAGGTAAAGGCGGTGCCTTAAAAACCATTGCTAAAGTTGTTGATGAGATTCATACCTCAGAAGACGAGAAATTAGATAAAAAGATTTTAATGCAACGCATTCAACAAAAACTTGTAGAAAAACAATTAGATGTTAATGTTAAAGAAGCCAGCCATCGCAGTGTATTTGTGAGTGGCTGGCGACCAGCAATTGGCTGGGTAGGAGCCTTTGCATTAATGTTTGAGTTTATTTTATCTCCTTGTATAGAATGGTATGCTAAGTTTTCAGGAATGGCTATTGCAGCACCTGAAATCCAGACTGGCCCCTTACTAGCAATTGTCACTTCAATGCTCGGTGTAGCCGGAATGCGTAGTTTTGAGAAGGCAAAAGGTCTTACTAAGTAATGGCTATTCCTAAAGGACCAGGAATGGGTGTTAGACAACGGACAGCTAATGCAGCTAATTTAAAAAGAAATATTGCAAGAAAACCTATTGGCGATCCTACAGGTCAAGGTTTAAAAGGTAAAACTTTAACTGGTGGTACTATGCAAATAAAAAGAAATGTAGGGACTAAAGTTCCTGAAACAAGAAAAAAAGGTGGAATGGTAAAAAGTTCTGCTCAAACTTCTGTTATTAAAGGGGCTCAGGCACCAGGATCTAGAGAAGGATCAGTTATTAAAGGACCTAAAGCAAAAGGATCAAGAGAAGGATCAGTTATTAAAGCTAAAGACGGCAAGTGGATTCAAAAAGCAATTAAGAAACCAGGATCTCTTCGTAAATCTTTAGGAGTTAAAAAAGGAAAAGATATTCCTACAAGTAAGTTAAATAAAGCTGCAAAGAAAAAAGGTAAAATAGGGCAAAGAGCAAGATTAGCAAAAACCTTACGTAGTTTTAAAAAGTAATGCCTTTTAAATCTGCTAAACAAAAAAGATATTTATTTGCTAATAAACCTAAATTAGCTAAAAAATGGGCAAAAGAATATAAGGAAGGAGGACCTATAAAATCTAGAGAAACACCTTTAAAAGGAAAATTTAAAGATCTTAATAAAAAAAGACAACCAAAAACAAGACGAATTATAATGAAAGGAGCAAGATAAAATGTCAGAAGTTTTAAAAAAAAGAATACGTGATCATGAGGGGTTTCGAGATACTCCTTATCTAGACTCACTTGGAAAAGCTACTATAGGGTATGGTCATCTTATTACTGATGAAGATAATTTTGAAAATGGTAAACAATACTCTAAAGATGAATTATTAAAATTATTTGATAAGGATTTTGCAAAAGCAGAAATGGGTGCGGATCAATTAGTTGGTCATATTCAAGAACTACATATTGAAGCAAAAAATATAATTACGGAAATGGTGTTTCAGCTTGGAACCCAAGGGGTTAGAAATTTTCGTAAGATGATTTCTGCCCTTGAAGCGCGCGACTACCCTCGGGCAAGTGCCGAGATGCTCGACTCACGTTGGCATGCACAAACAACAAATCGTTGCGAAAGTTTATCAAAAATTATGTCTCAATGTAGTTAATATGGATATTATAAAAGTTGTTGAATGGTTAAAAAAAATAATAAAAACTAGACAAGAGGCTGTGGAAACAGCTATAACATCAGATGTAAAAACTTTAGAAGAATATAAATTACTTTTAGGGAAATTACATGCTTATAGAGAATTAAACCAGGAACTCACGGACCTGCTAAAAAAACAGGAGCAATTGGATGACAACTTTAAAAACTAACGCAAAACCTAAATTAATTGTCCCAAAACATATTTGGGATACAAAAACCCCTGAAAAAGAAAAAAAAGAATTAGAAAAAATACCAGACCCTGCTGGTTGGAGAATGGTATTATACCCTTTAAAATTAAAAAACAAAACCTCCTCAGGATTACATTTAACTGATGAAACAGTAGAACAATCTCAAATTGCTACAAATGTATGTAAAGTTTTAAAAATGGGGCCT